ACGGGGCCCTGGATACATGGATGAGGGAATTCCTCACACTATCCAGCGCTAAGTCGTATCTTGGCATCCTTGGGCCGAGCTACTCGGGCCAGTGTTTCCGCTACCACATCTACAAATTTAAACCTTACAAGGGTAACCGTGCGGGCAAGGAGGAAACAAATGAGATGGAGTGGATACGCTTCTGGGAGCCTGTGGTACGGGAACACTTGATGACTAAGTGGAAATTTCTCCAAGCTCCTGCCCACCTTGAAACAGACGATGTCGTAGCAATGGTTGCTATGGGATTGATGTATGAGGAGGCTACCATTCCTGTCATCTGTTCACCAGACAAAGACCTCAGGCAGATACCCGGCCTACATCTGAACTACAAACCAGCACGTAAAAAGGCTGAGGAAGAAGGGCAGGGTTTGACCAGTGCTGACCTGGTAATCCAGAAAGTGACCAGCACTGAGGCCAAGTACAATTGGTGTATGCAGATGCTGATGGGTGATAGCGCTGACAATATTGCCGGCATTCCAGGGATGGGAGAAAAGAAGGCGGCAGAACTGCTCAAGTCTGTGGACGAAATCATGTGGGGCACCACGGTGAAAAGGGCTTACGAAAAGCACTTCGGCCCGTACTATGGCCCCATTATCTATGCCGAGACAGAAGCAACCGTTACTATGATGACTCCTGAGCACCCGCTTTGGGAGAAGTATGGTATCGCTGACCTGTCTGTTTACAGGAATGGATTTCAAGACACAGAAGAATTAAAAGAATGCACGAATTTGTTAGAGTACTGAACGAGCAAAACCTGACGACTTGGTATGTCCTGCCCCTCGTGGGCATGAATATCAAGGATTTTGGTTCCAGCAACCTGCTTAACACTTACTTATTTCCTGATGGCAGCCACATTGTAGCACATATCAAATCCTTGTTTGATTGTAACACACAAGTGACTGGATGCAACGCATACGCTGGCCATGCCAAGCCTAAAGAAGGAGTCTATTTAGTCTACCGGTTAGACAACAGGTGGCTGCTTGACATCCAAAGGTTTATGAAGGGGCAGTACAGCATGATGAGCAAGGAAGCCAAGGAGCTGATTACAGATGGTAGCACGCTTCAATACAGGCACAGGGATAAGAGGACGGACACGGATATAACAGACGCGCGGCTTCTGGCACTCGAAAAGAGCACAGTTCTGCGCCGCAAGTGGGCAGAGGTGCTAAAGATACCAGAACACGAGCTTCCTGAAGAACTCATGGAAGCACCAAGACAGGATTGGTTTATCACATTGGACTTTAAACCGGGCAAGATATAGCCCGGACTACAGTTTATAAAGAAGGGCTGCGAAGTACTATATGTACTGCAGCCCTCACTTTTTTAAACCCATCGGCTAAAATGGGTAGATAATTTTCAACATACGCCTTTACCGCTTGTTGGCCAAATACTCTTTCACACTCCAGTATGGCGTGGCCATCTTCTGGTCTGGCTGCAGTACAACACAAGGGTAGACGGGGGCGGTGGTCAGGCTGAAGAAACGCTTGGCGTAACCGGAGTTAGTTTGGATGGAGCCTGTGACAATGGCCACATACTCTTTCTGCCTTTCCCAGAACTTGGAGATGCCTGGCTCATGGAAGTCTCCCTGTGCGGCTATGTCACCTTCAGGGAATTCCATGCGTAAATATCTTTCCGGTGCGTGTGTCTTGTTGTACATAGACTTTCCCCGGAAGAAGTGGGTGATGGCCCACTTGTATGTAATGTCATTGACGATTGTGTCGAGGTGGCAGATGCCGTTTGCGTAGATTGTATGTCTACCGAATATGGCTGCATAAGTGGAGTAGCCGGCCTGGGCTTCTTCCCTCATGACTGAATGGTTATCCCATGTGGAGGCTATCACCTTGTATTGGATGTCTTGCAACCAGCTTTCAAGGAAGTAGTACTGTAGCTTAGGTGGTATGATGTTGTCAGAGACTTCGAGCACGCCCCGTAGCTTAATAGCCATCTGCAAGATGTCTCCTAACAGCAACACATACAAGTCTGGTGTGTTGATAATCTCATCCGTCACACGCATGAACAGGTCATAGTCTGTAGCCCAACTGCCGAGCTGTAAGTCAGCCACTGTGGCCACCACAATAGGCTTGTCTGTCTTGATACGCCATGCAGCCTTTTCTTGGTTAAAGGAAGCCTGCTTGCTTATTTTCTGCAACCCTTGTATGAATGGGATGATGTCTTTGTAACTGAAGGATGTCAGCTTCTTATCCGTACTGATAGCATCCGTGCCATACTGATTTTCATCCCGTTGAGCCGTTGATTTTACCTTACTCCGATTGAGATGTCGGTAGAGATGCATCTGGAATGCATACGAGTCAGTATCTATCCCATGTTCTTTACTCAGCCTACGGACAATTTCAGAGACAGTGAGGCCGGAGTCGTACATAATTTGAGCTGCGGGTAGATGGGCTTGGTGCTGTGTGTTAATAGGCATAGGAGGATTGGATTTAAACAGGAACAGCGCCGTGAAGCGCTGTCTGTGAGGTTAGTGTTCCCACTTGTTCAGTGGGCAGGTTTCTGTAGGGGTAGCTGTTTTGGCTGCCAAAGGGCAACCGCACTGGCCGCAAAAGTATGTTGAGCTTTCTTTGTTGATGGCGAGGATAACCCATTTGCCAAAAGGGCTAAGTTGCCGTTTGTGCGGGCAACTGTCACAGGTAGATAGGCGGCTCTTCATCAGAGTCTTTGTAGCCTCTGAGCTTTCTATAAACTTGGCCCAGGCTTTAGCTATGCTGACTAAACCTTTCGTTTGCATAAAGCTACGATTGCAGACACACCGGTGCCGAGTATGCCCGAGTAAGATGGCCAGAATTTGTACGCCAAATAGGCTATGTTAATAGTTATCAGCCACCATACCCATTTCGGGATGTGATTAGTGGTGATATGTACAGTAGTCTTAATAGTGGTAGATTGGTCGTGTATCTTCTCCAGCGTCTGAAGCTTCACTGTCAACTTAGCTATTACAGCCTGTAAGCTATCTGTAGCACATACTACTGTGGCCTTACCGTCGTGAACTATGACTTTCTGAAACAAGTACTTAGTGTTTTCAGAAAAGACAGTGTCATGCAAGCTTGTAGGCAGAGACACTACTGTACTGTCAGAAGGAATGTACACGGGTACCAGCCTTGTTACATCCGTGTCATGATAGACAAGAGTGTCATGGACGGTAGTAGACGTGTCGCTGTGAGGTGGAAACCTCTCAGCGCATATCCGGGCATAATTACAGGAGCTTAGGCTGAAGAACAACAGACTCGCTGTCAGGAGTAGTGCTACTGGTAGATGTTTCATTATCGGGTGTTTTACGGATGGAGCGTTTAGTGAATTTCTCAGAGGTAATCATACCCCCGTACAAAAGCAGGCCATAGAACACATCATCCCAAGTGTCGGCCTTGAAGTGTGCTATGGTAAATGTGTCAGTGATGGCCATGGTGCCCAGGATAAGCAACAATGCGTAAGCAATTACACGCTTGGAAGACGTTTGTCCGTCTACATCGGAGAGTGATGCACGTAGGAAGTTGAACATAGTAGGGGTATTAGACCTCTAAGCTACACGGGCTGTGGATAACTTGAGCTTGAGCCTATGGAGCATGGTTCCTACATTCGTTAACGAAATCGTTAACGGCAAGTGAAATTGACAGGTATGTAAGGGTATGTTTTCGAGATAGTGGGTTGCAATTTGGTGGGTTACGGCCCCTTGTTGTACATTCGCACCCCACAAGCGGAAGTAGCTCAGTTGGTAGAGCATTAGTTTCCCAAACTAAAGGCACACCTCTGATAACCAGTGGATTAGATAACAACCGTTAACGTAATCGTTAATTCCAGTGCGAAACTACCTTCCAAATGGGGACTCATTCACTACTATCCTTGTCCACCCTTCAAACTGGCAGTCAGCAAATGCCCCAATGACACCATGGTATATCCACTACCGTTTTCATGCGGAAGGAGATGCTACGGGTAAACTCGTAATCGTCAAAGGCATGAATAAGTACAAGAGTCGTGAGGAAAGACAGCAGGTAACCGTGAGGCTCCTGAAAGACGTAGAAGCTGGCCTTAGAACCAGGGCCAGACGAGTTGACAGGCTGTTAAGTGAAGCATTGGATATGGCTTGGAAGAAAGTAACTGTGACACATGGCACCCGGGCGGGGTTAAAGCATGTGGTAGGACGCGTCAAGCAGTCGATAGCTAACCAGCGGTTGGACATGCCGGTGCATTTGGTTACACGTAAGCATGTCAAGCAGATGTTGGATGGGTGTGCCGGCCTCTCAGTAAAATTTTCCGACCGGGCCTATAACCAGTACAGGACGTACCTGTCCATCCTGTTCCGCTACCTACTTGAGATGGAAATGATACCATCTAATCCTGTACACAGTGTAGAGCCTAAGAAAACTATCCACCGTATGCGTGAAGTGATGACCCTGGCTGAATGGAAAGAGATAGCGTCGAGGTTGAAGCAGAACAACTACGTCTTCTACCGTTTCCTGCATATCTTCTTCTGTTCGGGTGCACGCATCACAGAGCTGTTGGCTGTAAGAAAGGAGCATGTTCAGCTTGAAGAGCAGCTCTTTACTGTCACTATACGCAAGGGAAGTTACCGGCGTGAAGTGCACAAAGTGATAGCTGGTGATGTGCTTGGGCTGTGGAAGGAGTTGATGGATATGCAGGGGGATTATCTTTTCTCAGAAGGGCTGGTGCCGGGGAAACGGCCTATTCGCTACGAGCAAATAGTCAGGCGTTGGCATACCCATGTGAAGGAGAAGATGGGAGTGAGGCAGGATTGTTATAGCCTCAAACATTTGTACACAGACCTCATCAGCGAGAGTCTCGGGATTGAGATGGCTGCTGCATCAGCTGGTCATACATCCACAGCCATTACCAGCAGATACTACGCCACTGGGCATGAAAAAAGGCTCCAGGATAGCCTGAAAGCCTTTTCGGTGGGTTCATAGGGGGTATTACTTGATTCTCCTGCGTTCCCGGTCTAGCGGGTATTGCTCAAGGAATGATGTTATCCTTTGTTCGTGACCTGCTAATGTGCCTTCGTCCTCAGTTTGCTTGGTTTCCAGAACAGCAACGCGAGACTGTAAGCTGTAAAGGGTTGTAAGCGCCGAGTCGAGTTTGGCATCCATTGTGTTTAGCTTGTTACCTGCCAACCAGCCAATGATAGCTAATAGGATAGGGGTTGCCCATCGGTACACTGCATGTGTAACTGTAGGCTGTGCGTCTTGTTGTTGAGGTTGTTCTCTTGTACGAGGATGGTTCTGTGACATGGTATGTGTGTTTAGAGTTTACGGAAAATAAGCTGCAGCCTTTTTATACAGCCCAACAATGTCTGCTACTTCTGCAGCAGGAGGGTCACTATGGTCGCCTTCCACCCACTCATCCCAGTATGCCTTGGCAAACTCTTCCACATCATCTACGTCCATATTGCTATACGGGTGTGCGTGGCCACCTATGAAGAGGCCCCGGCTTTGCACCCGGTTTATCAAGAATTCTATACCCAGTTGCCAGCTATTGAATACAAGAAACCTCCGAGGGTTGCTAGTCATGTTCTCACATTTGATGGTAGTAGCATATACAGTGTCATCAAATTGGCTGGGCCAACGGGCAACATCTGCCTGGGCACCTACGTAATTCCCGTTGATGCCACTCTTACCGTGCGCACTTTCATTTGCCCACAGTATGTAGGCGCTGCGCTTTACCTCTGGAGTTTCTTGGACACTATTTAAGTAATCTATCACAGCTTGCTCAGGTACAGAAGTATGGACATAAGGAATAGCAGGCAGTTCAGGATAGGCATTGGCTACAAGCAAATCAAGTGTCTTTGGCCCAATATAGCCTACTGGCTCTAACCCATGACTTTTTTGTAGACTGGTGATAGCCGCAGTAAACTCTGGGGTAAGGCTGTTATCAATTGGAAAGTGAGCTATTCCTAAAGCTGCTAACCTTTGCTTGAAAAATTCATAGTTTGTGTACATAGTCTGAGATTAAACAAGTGTGAGACTGTACCGATTAGCGATGTAAGTATAAGGGTAGTCGTTATTGCCGTTCCAGTTCTGGTAATCACTCCCATCCATAGTACAATGCTCGGCTTCTAATACCGGATTGCCAGCGGTATCAAACAGTTGGAACACGAGTTGGCAATTAGTGGCCAAATCATCTCTTTCGATTACGACTGCAATCTGCGTTGCTGTTATATCAGTTCCAGTAAGCCCTCCTGTGTGAATTGTTTTTGGTTGGATAGATTTCATAGGTATAGTTTATGATTGTTGTAAAAATGTTGATACATTAAATGGTACAATGGTGCTTAAAAAGGTGTTTAAAGCGGTTATGTTTACTGCAACACCGCCCGTACCGCCAAAACTGGCCAATGTTGAACCTAAAATAGGCACATACATCGTTAAGGTCATTAACGGCGTAATACCATCGGCGGCAAATTGCGTTAACGTACCCTGCACCATTACATTGCTGTTTAAATCTTCTGGTTTTATATCTGCAAACCAAAATTCGTTTTGCGTGGGTTGAAAATTTACCCACCATGGATTTCCTGTTGCACCGCTTACAGCGTTGACGGTGTTGTTTGCTGTTGTGCTGCCCGATAATTTGAAATACATAAAATATTATTTTAGGTTATAGTTTACATAGCTGTTGTACGCCCTTTTTCGTTCCAGTTGGTGCCATCATACACAAAACCAACGGTAAACACTTTGCCGCTTACGGTGCCGGTGCTTAGTGTGCCAGTTGTTTTAAAATTGGTTCCAAACGTGATAGTATATGCCGTTGTGCCGCTTGTGGTTACCACCAATGTGGCTTCCTGCCCGGCAACACCGCCGCTTGCATTAAACGTTATTGCGCCTGTTGGGGTAACCGTCCATACACTAACATTGTTTAATGTAGCCGTTACGGTTCCTGTTGTTGCAGCAGCGACCACTTTAGTAATTGGCTGATAACCTGCCCACCCAGCCGTGCCTCCTATACTTGCAGCATAATAACTTGGGTTATCATTTGTAGTATTATATACTTGCAATCCTGTAGCAGGGCTGGTAATCGCATTTTGTTGGGTGGTAGTCATGGTAGGCGGCCTAAACCCTTGCGTTGTGCTTGTTACTTGTAAGGCTGCGCTGGCATTGTTAGAAGAAACAGAACCCACCCCAACGCTACCAGCAAATAAACCATTACCTGCATTATCTATGCTTGCCATTTCGGTTATTGAACCAGCACCGTTGAGCGCATTTGTAGTTGCCCAACTGGAAAGCTTTTTTACGCCCCCCCCAGTGCCTTGCTCATAAGCTAAAAACCTGTGCAGTATATACCCAGCCGATGATGTTTGATTTATCGTTGCGTAGTCAGTCGACAATATTTGTGTTCCACTTGAACCTGTAAGGTTGCCAATAAGTTGCTTTATTCCAAGTATTGAATTATTGTTTGTTGCGCCAATGGTATCCATGATTTTAAAACTAGACCCCGTATGTTGGCCAGCGTTGTCGTAGTAAGTTCCCATTATTGTAGAATTTCCTACTAATAAAGTTGGAGCGTTACCAGTACCGGATGCTTGGGTTAAAAATCTATACTCATTATTTGTAAAAGCACCAGATAAATACTGAGCATTTGTAATAGTATTTGTGCTTTGATAATGCCGAAAAATGTTACCCGGCGCTATAAAAATGCCCGAAGGAATGACACTATCAGCACCGCCAATGTTCAATTTTGATATAATTACTCCGTTACCAGTAATTTTTTCTTTTTCGTTGCCATTGTATTGCAACGATAACGGCACCGAACTTTGTGAAGAAATATAACTATTACCAAATAAAGTATCATAACCAAATTGGAAGCGATTACCAGTTTTATCATTTACATTTACTGTCGCATAACGACCCAATTCGGTTATAGTTAACGGATTGCTTGCGGATGAATCTGTAATGTTAACAAGCCCAATATTTGAAGTTGGCTGCGAGCCTGTTGCAGAAACATTAAGCCGATTGGTTGAACTATCAAACCAAAAGAAAGGTTTTGCATAACTACCCCCAAACCTTGCACTACCGGTTATTGAAATATCTGCGGGGTTTTGTTGGGTGCCACTTAAATATACGTTGTTGATGTAGTTACCTGCTGATTGTTTACCATTAAATGTATTCCAATCCGTGCTACTTAAATACCCTGATTGTGAGGTATTTGCTTGTTGAATAGAAAAAGCCCCTGTGCTGTTGTTATATGCAAGCGGTGATGAAGCAGACAAATTGGTTAAGTTTATTGGAGTTACTCCTTTTATCACATTTCCGCTTGCGTCTAAATAAAGTCCATTTGCTGCTGTTCCTGTTGATATATTTGGCAAGTTTAATAAATCATTTATTCTTGCTTTTCCATTTACGTCTAAATTATAAATTCCGGTATCCGCGTAATTAGAATAATTTATTAAAAGGTGTTTACTTTTATCTACAAATCTTATAAATGAATTAGTTGTTCCAAAGCTATCTATATAAATACCTCCTGTAACATTTGTAGCTAAAGTATAAAACCCTGTACCTGTACCAGCGGGCCACCTAATTGTATCGCTTAAGTTAAATCCGCTACTATTGGAGCCGTATATTATATTTGTAACAGAACCACCGCTTACTGTTACATAAACTCCTGTTAATGTACCTGTAGAACTTGTTAGTGTTTGATTTGTATAAGAGCCATTTGTGTATCCACTTCCACCAACTATTACACCATTTGAAAGTAAAACACCATTTCCATAAGAAGAATAATGCCCTGATATTATTTTTGTTTGAGCTTGAACTATAGGACTGCTTGTTGCTGTTCCTACAATTAGGTTACTACTTATGTTTGTTGTTCCGTTTACCTGAAGAGCTATTGCTATATCTCCTGTTGTATTGTTTATTATATTTGGAGTTATTATTACACCGTATTTTGTTACATTTGAAATACTTCCAAAGTCTAAAACAGAAAAAAAGTTTTTAGAAGATACTATTGTATCAACTGTGTTTTTAGTTACGTAATTACTTACTTTTGATATAATATCACCTTTTGTAGCTATTGTATCTGATTTTGCAGGAAAAACAAGCCTGTTATTAGCGCCAACTCCAGGAAAAGCAGCGCCAACATTAGTTACTCCTGTTCCCCCGTCAAAAACTATACCACTATAATAATTTGTTACGTAATATGGTGCAATTACACCACCAGCGCCGGTAAAATAAGTAGCGTAATCATTTACCCGTAGGTTGTTGGTAGTGATAACAACATCTTTGGTATTGGAAGTGGTGATGGTTATTGGGCCGGTACCATTAAATGAAATCGTATCACTGCCAAGTATGGTGTTGCCTATGTATATACTTTTGTATCCAATGTTTCCATTGTTAAGCACGTAAGCCAACGTATTACGCGCATTCATCGCAGCAGTATCGCTAACATTCAATTTTCCAGATATGGCTGCACTTGTAATATAGCCAGCAGGGTTGGTTGAACGGTAGTACCCATTCAACATAGTCGCAGTATCTGTGTAATTTACTTTGCCAGCAATTGCAGAACTGGTTATATACCCACTTGGATTGTTAGAGCGATAGTAATAGCTTAGCATGGAGGCTGTGTCGGCGTATTTTACCGCAAAAGTAGCGCGTTGGTACGGGCTTAACATGCTGGATGTGTCAGTATAATTAACCTTACCGCTTACCGATGGAGTACTCCGTATCCAATTTCCACCACCTACATAGAGGTAAGTAAGGCTATCGGCCAAACAGAATACTTCAGCGCCAACACTGTCCACACCCCCAGTTATAGAAGCAGGTGTCCCAGAAGGAGCTGTACGTACTTTAGGTAGATATAAGTCTTTGCCAAACATGCCTCTTTGTACAAGGCTGGTGATAGAAGACGGGGATGTTTCCCTTACGGGTTGTGCAAAGGCTGAGTAAGAAGCCAGTAAAATGCCTATGGCTATCAGTAGTTTACGCATAGTCTGTGATTGTTACGTAGAAGTAATTGGTTCCATCGTGTACATTGAAGCCAGGGATGGTGATGGTAAACCCACCCGTGTCTTGTATGCTGATTTCATTAGTTGTGTCACTTGGATTGGCTGCGTTATAGAGAAGGTAACCGAGACCCCTATGCCACACAAGCAAGTTCTTACCAGCCCAAGCTGTGTTGGTGTACCGGTTAGTACCAGCATCAAAGTTGTCTTGTGTCAGCAGTTTGGTAATGGTATCGGCTGAAGACGAAACGTAAAGTCCGTCAGCATTCACCGTGGCCCTGTTACCTGCAGTTGTAGATACCTTCAGTTGGGCTGAAAGCTCATTGTTGCTGTAACTTAAGTCTATGGTGGACGTATCCAGTACAGTGAGGGAGATATTCGATTGCCCAGCCAAGGCTACACTTGTGTCAGCGCTGGTTACATTGTCACTGTCAGGGTCTTGTGCAGGCAGGGTTACAAGATGACTCATCACAGCCTGCATCTGGCGAAGAGTAAGAACGTTGGGTGCCCCCGGCCTGTTATCCCAGCTGGATAGAGCTGTAAGAAGCAGCAGTATCTTTCGTTCTGTCTTCAGCCTACGGTATTGGATGCCATAGAGGTCACGGCCATACTTGTTGTAGGCTATGTTCGTGATGGCATTGACACCACGGGTGTACCTGTCTGATATGTCACTGTTAGTTATGAACATCCGCAGCCTGAAGGTTTAGAGTGTGAGCAATAAGATGCCAATTTCACAGCTAGGTTATGGGCGTCGTAGTAAAGATTTTGGCTGAACTTGGTGTCACGGGCTATCTTGTATGTCTGCCGTTTCCAGATGTCGCGAAAATCAGTGTTTTCAGGACACTGGCAGTCAGCCCATTTACCGATGTCTTGTACGAGGCAGGCATTACCGGCAGCCGAGATAAGTATCTTGAGGTCACTTTCGTATACAAACTGACAGTCAAACACGGTGATAACCCCTGTGTCTGGGAATTTTTCCGTAACGCTGCCCCCGGCAGATGATAGAGACTTGGTTCTATCTACATACCACACTTTGGCTGGGTCTACGTCCGGTAGTATGAAACCTACTGCAGTTTGCAGCAGGGTATTGGCATTGGTAAGGAGGAAAGAAGTGTCTAATGGGGTAATGGTTACAGCGTCACTTACACGCGGCCCTGCCACATCATAAATGACTTCATACACACCATCCTTTAATACGCTGCCCATTGTTAGGTTACCTGCTGTAATACCTAACCCTGTCCCAAACAAATCTGAGAATGATGAAGGGGAGTATACCTTTGACACAGCCAGGTTACCATAAGAAGATACCTGGAATAACACAGTGGTAACATCCCCTTGGGCAAGGTTAGGTGAACCATAGCCTCCAGGGTTGGTGCCGGAATTGTATGCCCCAGTGGTGTCCTTCACCGTGATGCTGCTTGCATCTGGGGCTATTGAAACGAGTGATAGGACGGGTGTTAGTGCCATAGGAAAGTGAAAGTAGGTACTGTCCTACTTCCACTTATCCATGTCTATGGAGCCTGTTTGCTATTGTAATTGGCTGATGTCTTTGGTCATAAGCGTCTTTACCCTGTTGACGTGGTTCAGGTATGGGAAGGCTTTGGTAAACTTGAGCATCCACTGGTCAAACTCATACTGGTCATCTGTCACGAGCCTTGCCGAAGCCGGAATAAGGGCGCCCCAATCCTTGAGCACACTCATGGCCGGGATAGGATTACGAAATACTTGGTCGAACACAGCCGGTGTGTAGTACAGATTGATGTCCTGCTGCGTACGTATCAGCGTGTTCATCATCATCATATACTGCCATTTCTTGTCGTCATCTTTTTCATGCAAGTGTTTGAGGCCCATAATCATGGCTGTCAGCGTCAGGGCAAACCCTGCTTCAGCGAAGTTCCGTTTCATGTTGTCAATATCTACTTCACTGTTTTCCAGCATTGTCCGTGTTTGTTCTCCTGTCATTTTATCCGTACCGCGTATCACATGGCCGGTGAATGGGTCTACTTTCACACCAGGAATAAGATTCAGAAGTTGCTTAACCATTACAGCCAAACTACCACCTAAGCCTAAGCCCCCGAGTGTCCTGTACCTTCCTTTCACAGCCCTATCCAGGTGGTCATCATAACGCTCTTCTTGGAAACGTGAATACCAACCCTCTGGCAGCCAACTACCACGGAACTGCATGATGAGCCGGCCAAGTATGTAGCTGTTGAGCATCTTTGGGCTGCTCTTGTCTTGGTTGCCGTGTATGATGGTATTAACCCGTCCGGCTTTAAGCTGGAAAGCCTGCCATGCAGTTTCTTCACTGGCATCTTCGCTGTGCCACTCTGGCCTGGCACCGAAACGCTCTTTGTCCCAATAGCCATTCTTGTCAAGGCTGTCGTAAAGGGTGATGGTCTTCTTCTCCCCATTCTCCTCCACCTCCACTGTATGCTTGAGCATCAGGGCCATGGTGGTCACGGCTTTCATGTAGAAGTCGCTTTTGCGCATCAGCTCGAATGGGGATATGGCATGTTTCCAGCCCGGTACCTCATCATGAAACTTCTTGCGTTGGCCGTAGTTGCTGTCAACATAGTCCCCAATGATACCCAGCCTGTCCATCATGTTGGTAATCTTGGCTGTCTCGTCCTTGTCAAACCTTCCCGCGTGGTAGCGTTTGAAGGCTTCCCCAAGGTGTGCCCAGCTGAAATCCGTACTACCGTTGGCGTGTATGCCTGCGGAGATGAGGCCGAACGTCACGTTGGCAAAGGCTGAGAATGGATTGTAACTCATGGCCTTGAGCTGTGCTATCTTGATGAGCCTGTCACCAATCTTAGAGCCGTACAGCTGGTAGC